TTGTCGGTTGGCCAGCGCTCTTAGGACCGCTGAAGACCCGACCGCAATGAATCAAGATCACATCAAGCAGCAGCCAGCTGCTGACAAGTACGTAACGGGCGACCCTTCCTCTTTCGCCGAGGATGTCCATCCCTCTACCGGTACTTGGAAGGCCGAATACTCAGGTGATGAGGTCAAGCGCAATGAGATCGGGTTGCCCGAAATGCGTGGCGACACCTTCAACCACAAGGAAAAGACGGCTGCCGACGACGATGACGATGATGACGGGGATGACGACGAATTCCTTGAGAAGAAGGCTGAGGTTTGCCTTGGTCTAGCTCGACGAGTTCTCGCCAAGACCGCTTCGGAATCAGTCGTCGAAGACCAAGCTTTCGCCTTCATGCACCTTCCCGATGCAGCTCTGATCGAGACTGTAAATCGTTTGGCCTCGCAGGAAGAGGATGACGACAAGGATCAGCAGCAGAAGCAAGGTGGCAAGATCCCACCCCAGTTCCTCGAGAACATCCAGAAGAAGAAGGATGAGGCCAAGGACGACAAGGGTGAAGACAAGGGCCAACAGAAGCAAGCCCAAGGCCAACAGCAGCAAGACGACGGCGATAAGGGCCAGCAGCAGAAGCAGGCCCAGGGCCAGCAACAGCAGGACGAGGACAAGGGCCAGCAGCAACAGCAACAGAAGCAAGCTCAAGGCCAACAGCAGCAAGACGACGGCAAGGACCAGCAACAGAAGCAAGCTCAAGGCCAACAACAGCAGGATGACGGCGATAAGGGCCAGCAACAGAAGCAAGCCCAACAGGATCAGATCTCTCAGTTGCAACAGCAGGCTCAGCAACTCCAGGATCAAATCGCCCAACTGGTTCAGCAGTCTCAGCTGCAACAGCAGCAGTCTCAGCTGCAGGGCCAACCAGCTCCTGTTATGAGTGACGACCAGATGTTGGACCAATTGATCCAACAGCAGACGATCCCACAGCAGCAACAGTTCACAGCTAGTGAGTCTTTCGATATTCAACTCGAAGGACCATCGATTGACACTGGCGTGCATCTGGGCAGCGAAGACGAGGCCCTTAGTGCCATCTTTGCCAGCCACTCTGAGGTTCGTGAAGCTGCACAAGCTCAAGCTCTCCAAACGGGTATCCCCGTTCAGGCGAGTGTAGGAATGACCCGTACGGCATCGACTCGCACTGTTGGTACTCGTCCGAGTGCCGGTGTTTCGCAACTCGGTGGCAACACCAGTTCCGGATCACGAAGTGAAGTCGACAAGCTAGCCGGGCTTTGGCAGTCAGCTCCGGATGTGTCGAGTGTGTTCGACTGATCTTGAGTAACACTCCCAAATTTGCCCCTAGATCAGATGTAAATTGTCTACCCCAGCAAGGATATTAGGAGACTACAACAATGCCTCTTCAAGCCGGTCAGAGCTCGGGTGACTTCCGGGAAACCAGTGGACGCGTCCAGATTCTTCACGAAGGTATCCGTAACTCGGTTGGTATTCTTACCGCCGATGCCTTCACGCAGTCCAATCCCGCGATTGTCGCCGTAGTGGGTCCACCCACCACCATCAGCACGCAACTTTCGGGCATCACCAAAAAGGGTGTGCTCGGAGGTACGGTTGCTTTCACTCGTCCCGATGCCGGTAACGGCTATCATGGTGGCCCGGTTCAAGTCGGTGCCGCCTATGTTGCGGGACAGAAGCCCCTCGGCCTCTTCATCAACGATTCCCTAGGAAATGCCTTCGAGAACACCCCCGGCGTTGCCTCCGGTCGTGGCCCCTACCTCTGTGGTCGTGGCACGGTTGCCGTCAGTGTGTGGGAAACCCTCCAGCAGATTACCCCATCTGCTACGGCTCTCACGTACACCGCAGGTAACAAGCTCTACGCCAGCGTCAATGGGTTGCTCACCAACCGTATTGAAGATGCATACGAGTACAACGTTGCGGCTCAGAACGATCCCGACTTCGTAACAGTTGTTGGAATCGTGAAGATCGCTCCTGACGCCAACAACACCCTCATGGTGCTCGACCTTCGCATCTGAGCGGAGAAGACACGTCTTCAAACTAGGGAATTCCCCGCAAGGAAAACACAGTCATGCACCAAGTTTCAAATGAACTGAAGCAACAAATCATCAGTGAGTACGTCAAGACCGCCGCTGGTCGTGCCAAGCTCGCTGCTTCGATGGTTCAACCGCTCCGCATGCGGAGAGACTATACTGCGGTCGGCCGTAAGACCTTTTTAGTCGAGCAATTGCCCGATGGCGCATTGCCAATTTACGATAAAGATCCAGATGTTAGCGCATTTGTGGTTGGCGAAGAGGGTCAGAACATCCTTGCCATCCAGAAGCCACGTAGGGTCATCTTCCCGCTGTTCGAGATCGCCTCGAACCCCGAGATCCCCCTCACGCAGATCAAGGAGCGTCGTTTCGACCTCATCGAACGTAGCCAGGACCTTGCAAAGGCCCAGATTCAGGCTGCCGAAGATGAGCGTGTGTTTGCAGTTCTCGACTCGATCGCGATGTCGGGCTTCGACACTCTCCCTGGTCAGCTGAACCCCGACGTCGCCGTCGTAGCTCCGATCAGCCCATCCGTCCTCGCGGACGCCTTTGCTGAGATCGAGCGTCACGACTTGCGTGTTGCCCGTATCTACATGAATGCCGTCGATTACGCCGACATTCGTAAGTTCGGTCGCGACATTCTCGACATCGAGAGCCAGGCCACGTTGCTGAAGACCGGTCTTCAGGCAACCCTCTGGGGCGCCCAAATTATCACGAGCCGTCTGGTTCCAGCCGGTTACGTGTACGTTTGCGGCGAGCCGGAGAACTTCGGTCGTATGCCGGTTCGTACGGAACTCACGGTTCTGTCCGCGGACGACCCGAAGGCTCGTACGATAGGATTTTCTTGCTTTGAAAATTTGGGCATAGGGGCATTCAACCCCCGTGCTCAGACCCGTCTGGTTGTCACCCGCGTGTAATCAGATCAAGCCTAAAAAGGCTAAATTCGAAGGCCACCTTGGGAAACCTTGGTGGCCTTCGGCCATTTTATCTGCTTGCTAAGTCTTCGATTAGGTACTATGTCTACCCATGTGAGACGAATAGAGTGTCAGATCCAAGCCGAAGAACTTCGAAGGCTTTACGAAGTCGAGAAGCTTACAGACCAACAAATTGTCGATCGCTTGGGTGATGGGGCCACAGTCAAACGTGTTCGAGCCTGGCGTCATAGACTCGGTGTTGAGACCATCAACCGTACGGAACGTCACGAAGTTACTCCAATCGAAGGACGCCTTAGGTCGATTCTTGTAGGCTCGATGCTAGGCGATGGCCGGCTATCAAGGACGCAAAACACAACACGCTATCAAGAAAACCATTCGGATGCTCAGCGTGCTTATTTGGAGTGGAAAGTCTCTGAATGGGGTCTTTGGGTCAAATCAGGTATACGTCCTGTACTTTGGAAGAAACCTGAGGGCAACTTTCCTGGGTGGCGATTTCATACGGTCTGCCACCAAAGCCTCAATGATTGGTATGATTTGTTCTATGAGGAGACAGGCCCTAAGCGTCTCATTCCTCGAGTCCTTGATCTGGTAGATGCCCTAGCTTTGACGATTTGGTATTTGGATGATGGATCAGCTGAATGGTGGCCCAAAATCACCTTTGGTTTAGACTCCGCAAGTCGTGAAGAAGCTCTTTGTATCCTGGCTAAGTTTAGCCTTTATCCTAGATGGTATGTTCGTAAAGGTGATACGGGCGAGTTCATCTTTGAGGGAGAAGACCAAGCACATCTCTTCATTGCTTTGGTCAAGCCCCACATACCCGAGTGTATGCAGTACAAGCTGAACTTTGGGTTTCAAGGTAAGCACTACCAAGTCAGGCAAGCCTTACCTGAGATGACCTTGCGAGAGATGGCTTCCAGAGGTGTTCCTATCAAGCGTATGGCTCAAGAGCTAGGCCAAGCTCCGACTACGATTGATCGTCGTCTCAAGACCCTCGGCATCTCTCACCCGAGGAAAATTGGGCGTCCGGTGTAACAACATTCTATGCACTCCTCGTGGAAGACATTCCTGTCCCAAGAGTTCAAAAAGCCCTACTTCAGGGATCTTGCAGAATTCGTTCGGGAAGAACGCTCGAAGCAGGTCGTGTTTCCTGCTTCAGGAGATGTTTTCAACGCTTACAAGCTACCCCTCGAGAAGGTCCGAGTCGTTATCTTAGGGCAGGACCCGTATCACAATGCGGGGCAGGCCCACGGTTTGAGCTTCTCCGTGCTCCCTGGAGTAAAGCCTCCTCCCAGCCTTCAGAACATCTTCAAGGAGCTCCACGAGGATTTGGGTGTTCCGATTCCAAAGCACGGGCATTTGGCAACGTGGGCTGAGCAGGGGGTCTTCTTGCTCAATGCCACGCTCACGGTCCGAGCTCACTCACCCGGTTCTCATCAGGGTAAGGGTTGGGAGACTTTCACCGACGCTACCATCAAAGTCCTTAGTCAACGTTCGGAACCCATCATCTTCGTGTTGTGGGGTAAGTATGCTCGATCCAAGGCGCCCCTAATACCTGAACACCATCATATCCTCGAGTCCCCTCACCCTTCGCCTATGTCCGCCCATCAGGGATTTTTTGGTAGCCGCCCATTCTCCAAGATTAATGCGGCTTTAGGGGGTGAGGGTGTCAATTGGGCATTGTAGTTCATTTGTGAAGCGCCTAAAGCAAGATGACCTCGGTCCAAGCCAGCAACCTTGTTCGCCGCTTCAAGGAAGCCTATAGCCCCAGTGTTACTATACCGAGGCCAGCGTACTTGCCTCCACAAGTTCGAGGCATGGATCCAATGGTCCCTGAGGGCACGGATCTAGCTATCTGGCTTTGGGAAGAAAACGGTAAGCCCTACGGAATTGCCTTTCAGGCCAAATCCAATAAGCCCTTGTGGCACTTCAGTTTCCGAAACGAGGCTGAACGGGACCGCCGAGTTAAGCAGACCATAGACTCACGAAAGCTTACGTTGGAACGTAAGCAAAAAGAACAGCAGGAACGGCGTGAGTTCAAGCACCCTTACAATGAAGGGGATATCCTCTACTCTTCTTGGGGGTATGACGAGACTCATATCAACTTCTACCAGGTGACGGATCTCAAGGGGAAGATGGTTCTAGTCCGTCCTATAGCTTCCAAGACCACCAAAGAGGAGAAGGGTGCTGACTACGTGAGTGCCGCCAAGGATCACTTCACGGGGCCCGCAGTCAAGGTCCTACCGACACCGAATGGTTTGAAGATTGACGGCCACTACGCCACCATTTGGGACGGAAAGCCCAAGTACGAGACGGCTATGGGTTGGGGACATTAATGGTTGTTGGCTCTGTTCGCCGCATTGTGGCTCGCTACAAGAGGGCTGTTATCCGCAAGGAGAAAGGGGAGTACTGTGTTAGGTCCCCTAACAATCCCGATTGGAATGGAGGGTGCTATCCCTCCAAAGAGAAGGCTGAGGAGCGACTTCGAGAGATTGAGTACTTCAAGCACAAGGACTAGTCTTTGTGGTTAGCCTCGCTGCGAAGCTTCATGAGCCACTCGATTCCTGTGTCTAGGACTTTGAGTAAGTCTTGAACACTGCCTGATTTGTAGGCGTCTAGAGCCCTTTTGCCAAAGCGTTCATTTAGGTCGAGTAGCTTCGGCTCTTGGGCGCCTTTAGAATGGTTGTTTACGTGTCTAAGGGCTAGTTCACTGAGAATTGGCTGAAGATAGTAGACCCTTGGCACATCGGAAACGATCTCGGGCACGAGCTCCCAATCGGTTTCTAGGAGGTCTCTCTCGATTCCGACATAGGAAAAGCCGCGGCTACTACCGTCTCTATCGTAGTGGTCGAATATACTCAGGTCCGAGGCGGTTCCCGAGCGCATTCCGTATTCGGAAGCACCAACACACTTTCCTGCAGGCCAGGCAGCTCTACGGGCTAGTCTGCCAGACTTTATGGCGGGGAGGGCGTCTTCGAACTTCATGCCTATACATACACCGCTTATCGCTATTCCACTTATCAGTCCTTTCCTATGAGGCCCCCTCTTTTCCTATCGGGAGCCCATAGGAGATTCAGATGAGCACACAGATTCAATTTAGACAGGGGGAGTACATCAAATTCACGGCCGCTCGTGACTTCTCCCTCGGTGGAGTTGGGATCTCTATTCAGTCCGGAATGGAGCTTTTGTTCGATGGAACCAACGTAATCTACAACGGTGGGCCACCAACCAACATGTTCCAGCTTCGTGGTGCCTGTAAGGCGGGATGGCTCATCCCCACCGAGATCTACGATCCGGAAGATACCTCAGCCAGCATGCCCAAGTCCGCTGGGATTAGGGTTCGTAATGCTGTCGGTGGCAATCCTATGGACGTTCAGACCCGAACGATTGTCACGACCGCGGCAGCTGAGGAGCAGGAGGTTGGCCATGTCGCCAGCCACTCCCAACAGACGAGGACGCGTAATGCTAACCACCATTTTCAAGGCACTGTCCAAAGGGGTGCCATGATAGTGGATGAGCAAGAGGGTATTCCGGTTCGCACTGTATCGACCCCTGCCAAGCAAGACGCAAACCTCGAATTCGAGAGTGCTGGTGAGATTCTTCGCCGAGCTCATAACGTCCAGATTCAACCAGGTGTTGGTAAGACGCGTGACGAAGTTTTGGCCGAGATGTCTGCGGAGGATCGAGAAGAGTATCTGGTTAGAATCGAAGCTGGTCGTGCCTCGAAGCCTGGTGGGGATCGTGATGCCAACGGCAACTCGATCGTTGGTAGTGTTGCAGCACCGAAGACCATTGAGAGTGGTGGCTTTACCATCAACAACTCTGTGGCGCGTGGCAGCACCCCAGTTGCAGACCTGAGTGGGACTACGGGTCAAACGGATGTGCGAGTGATTGAGGTGGATGGCATTAAGCTCACGAACACTAATGGACCCAGGCGAGAAGCCATAAGGCCCGCTACAAGGCCCGCTGCTCCAAGGGACGCAGATCCACGGCGTACCATTGCTCGATCTATTTGTGCGGATTTTCCGGACAACTACAACTTCAACGATCCTGTTCGCAAGAAGATTGCCCGTCTACAGGCGGACTTCGATGACCGTCCAGATGTCATTCGAGCGGTAGCTGCAGCCGAAACGGATGGCGAGGTTAAGTCTCGCTTGGTCACAGAATTCCCAGACGCTTTCACGGGTTAAGTCGACTTCAAGCGTAGAACCCTTGGTGTACTACGCTGTATGCCTTCGCCTAGCACGGTTGGTCGAGGAAAAAAGGTAACCCTTTACGATCCTGGTTCTCGCATCAGCCACACAGATAACAGGGTGTCCCTGCATTTAGGGGACGCCCTGGATTTCTATGATCGTTGGGCGACCCCTACGGCTATCATTTCGGATGGAGCCTATGGTATCCTGGGTTTTGAGGGGGACACCTCGAGTTCTCAAGGGTTGGTCGATTGGTATGAACCCCACGTACAGTGGTGGTCAAAGCGAGCGACTCCAAACACTACCTTGTGGTTCTGGAACTCCGAGATTGGGTGGGCTGCGACGCACGATCTCCTTGAGAGGTATGGCTGGCGCTACATCAATGCCAACATCTGGGACAAGGGAATTGGACATGTGGCCGGAAACGTTAACACGCAAAAGATTCGACGCTTTCCGGTGGTTACAGAGGTTTGTGTACAATACGTCTTCGAAGCTTCGGTTCGTGGGACGCCCTTGAAGCGTTGGCTTCGAGATGAATGGGTTCGGGCGGGGTTGGCTCTCAAGCGAGCCAATGAAGCTTGTGGGGTAAAGGATGCCGCGGTCAGGAAATACTTGGACCAAGGGCACCTTTGGTACATGCCGCCGACAGAGGCCATGATGAAGCTCAGTGCCTACGCCAATTACTACGGGGATGACCTAGGCAAGCCTTACTACTCCTTGGATCGTATCAAACCCGTCACAGAGGCCCAGTGGACGCGAATGCGGGCCAAGTTTCAGTGCCCTCATGGAGTGACCAACTGCTGGCATCGCCCGACCCTAAGGGGTAGCGAGAGGGTTAAGATCGAGGGTAAGCCAATTCATTTGAACCAGAAGCCGTTGGACCTAATGGCCCTGATCATCAACGCTTCTACGGATGTGAAGGACGTGGTGTGGGAGCCTTTTGGGGGACTTTTTAGTGGGTGCCTTGCCGCTGCCCAGTTGGGTCGTAAGGGCTTGGGTACGGAAATTGACCCAACTTACTTTGAGTTCGGGTGCCGGCGCTGTGAGTCCGAGCTCTCTAGATTACCCCTCTAGTCTACTTATGGGCCTTCTTCGAGTGAACCTCGGAGAAATTGGCCCCTATGTCCGGACAAGATAGCGGTAGCCCTCAAACCCCAAAACTTGTGGGGTTCGTCTATCTTGTCACAAATACGGTGACTCGTAAGAAGTACGTCGGCCAGACAATCACTTCTGTGGAACGTCGATGGATTCAGCATTTGAGTTCGGCTAAAAAAGGCAGTACTTACGCCATACACCAAGCTATCCGAAAGTATGGTAAGGGCAGTTTCACTGTTGAATGCCTCGAAAGAGTAGAGGGTCGTTACTCTGACTTGTTGGCAGCTGAAGTCAGATGTATTCAGGCACAAGATTGTTTGACACCTAAGGGGTACAACCTAACTCCGGGTGGAGAAGGTGTTGACTTTTCTGACCCTGTCATACGACACAAGCACGCTAAAGCTGTTCGCGAAGTTTCATCCAGGGATTCTTGGAGAAAAGCTCAGTTCGTTGGTGCCCGTAAACGTTTGACCGATCCTGAGTGGCAAAGAAAGAACAGTGAAGCGCTTAGTGCCTTACACTCTGACCCTGAGTGGCAAGCTAGACATAAGAGACACTTGGCCTCACTTCACACCGATCCGAGATACGTAGAACGGCAAGCTCAAGGGGTTCGTCAGCGTTCCGAGAGTACCACTTGGAGAGAAAACCATCTCAAGGCCATGCATCTATTGCATGAAGATCCTGTCTATAGAACTAGAGTCACTGAAAGTATGCGTGCTACTAAGGCAGCTGCTGCTCTAAAACGTGATGCCCTCTATTCACCTGAAGAAGCTGCTAGACGGGCTAGACGGCGTGAGCTGAAAAGACTCAGGTATGCTAAAAATCAAGAGGCTAGGACTCAAGTATGACAGCAATGATTTATCTTGTTGAGGAACTTGGGGACGCCCGGTTGAGGTGTGACCAGCTCACTCGGTACATTGCCGAGGCAGTCAAGCTCATCAACAAGTCCGATCATAGGGATCACTTCTTTGAAGTGGCAGGACATCTGCTTCAAGGGATCCCTGAGACGGCCTTTAAGCTTCAAAAAGCTCTTCAGGCGGTAGCCCTTGCTGCAGACCGCATTGACTACGAGGAGCTCAAGCTTGAGTTGCGCCCTGAAAAGGTCGAAGAGCTAGAAAAGGTCCTCAAAGAGGTTAGGATTCATCAGGTCCAACATCGTTCGGAGACTCCCATGACGCCAAAGCAAGTAGCCACACAGTTACGAACTCTCGCCAAGACTGCCCGTGAAGAAGGCTGCCTTCCCATTCACGAAATTGCCGCCCTTGTGGGTAAACTTGATACTAACCGTGTGGCTGGGGTGCCCGTATCGGCTGCTGATGCTTTGGACAAAATCGCTGAGTCTTTGGAGACTGCTAAGGACAAGCCCAGTCGCATTCAGCTAGCTAACCTGCTTTCTAGGGTGGCTATGGAGTCCGACTTCGACGAACTGGTACGTCTCTCCAGCAAGGGTCTGATGAGTCAATTGGACCAGCTCTCAAGCGTCGAAGAGGTCAAAGAAAAGTTCAAGGCCGAGAACCCGAACATCTCGGACGCCGACTTAGATGAGATCGCCAAGCAGTGGAAGGCTAACAAGGACGTCGTCAAGGACAAGCATTCGGCATCATTTTTGACGCCGAAGGAAACCCTGACCCTAAATTTTGATGAGATCAAAGTTCTAGCCCTCAAGGCTTTGCAGGCGGCGAAGAGTGAGCGTTGGAAGCCTGCTTTACACAGTATCTACTTCTTGGTCGATACCATTGGGACTCTTCTGGTTAACATGGGTTCTATGGACACGGTCAAGGTGGAAGCTTTGAAGCGGGAGATACGAGAACTTCTCCCAAGAGCTGAGGAGAGCGTTTCAAACATGCAAGTAGCACCTGCTGTTGTGACGGCTTCGACTGATAAGCTTGAACGTCTCGTTTCGAACATCGAGGAACAAGCTAAGGAGATGCGTCATGCTTTGGATACGTACAATAGGGATCCGGGTAGGTATGCTCCACAACTAAAGAATCTCAGGGATGCTGGATGGTCTATCGCTACATCCCTTCGAGTGTTGGACCGTGTTCTACCTGATATGATGAAGATGGCTTCGGACAAGGATCCCGTCATTTTCATCGCTCGAAATACCCTTGCAGAGCTAACCACACAACTAGAACACGACCTCAAGGGTGATAAGGATTGGCACGATAATATTGTCGATGCTGCCGAAAGAACCTTGAAGGCCAATGTCCTTCAAGAGCGAGCCAACAATCTTCTGCAGAGAGTCGCGGCTTCTATTCTTTGGCTGTACACAGATGACGATGGTAAGGACTTTTACCTGTCCACCAGACGCCGCGGTACCATTCGATCGCCCTACACTGGTAAGGCTTTTACGGCCGACGCTAAGAGGGCCACCATGGGAGAAGTTGGCAAGGAGCTCAAGGAGGATGAAGTCAAGATTAAGGGTTCCTTGTGGAAGTACGTTGACGGAGATGACAACGAATTTTACCTTCCTGAGCGCCTCACAACGACTTTACGGTCTCCAACCACAGGCAAGACTTTCAAGCCCAAGGCTGAGCGATTCACGTTGAGTGAAGTCGGTAAGAATCTCCGAGAAGAGGGTAAGAAGGCATCATCTGAAGATGACGCCAAGCGTTCTCGTTTCGAGGAAGGAAAGCCAGCGGATCCCACAGAAAACATGGATCCTGAGGACGCCAAGAAGTGGAAGTCCAATACGGACGAGTACGGTGACAAGTTCAAGAGCGCCGCTAAGGGTGATCCCTACTGGATGAAGGCAAAAAACCCCGGAAAAGCTCAAGACGGGACGCCTTTTAAGAAGGGTGAGGACATCTTCTACTACCCACGCACTAAGACCATCCTCGTTGGAGATAAGGCCGATAAGGCCTCACGTGAGTTTGACTCAGCCGCTGACGATGAACGAACAGCCTCCGCAGACATCTTGGCCTGGAAAGCCTAATGGGTTCACCTCTTGTATCCCGTCCGCCCTATGGAGAGGGCACTGCGAGGACCCCTAGGGCTGTGGCCGAACTACCCTCTGGGGGTCCTACGGATAAGGGTATACCTCTTGACTCGGGGATCCCGGGGGCAGCCACGTACTCCAAGCCTGAGGATGATATTCGCAGGCCCCAAATCACGGACACGTCCCCCAGGCGTATTGACGGCCCGGATGACATGTTGAAGGACCGTGATCGTATTGAGGTACGAGAGGACAGTGCGGACTCGAGTACGAGCTACAACGGTTTGGGTAAACCAGACCCTCCAAACAAGACCAAGTACCCCTACCGGGATGAGATCCCTAATGCACACAATGCCGCTTTTTTGGCTGAGCTGTGGAAGTTGGAGGGATCTCGAGTAGCCGTAATCAACGGTTCGATCCAGGTCAAGGTAGCCTCCAATGTTGAAGAGATCTTGACGGGTCTCGATCAGAAGTTTCAGGAACGAGCCAAGAAATGCTCAGCTCAAGTCAAGCGTGCTGACATCAAGAATCTTCGTTGGATTTTCAGTGTGGATTGTGGACATGGCCCTAAGGCGGTCAAGGTTCGAGCCATTCCGAAGGGGCGTAGCAAGAAGTTCTCAACCCTTGATTTGGAGCTTTCCTGTTCGTGTCCTGCCTGGCAATGGTTAGGACCTGAGTTCCACGCCAAGAGCGAGAAGTTCATGCTGAAGCCTCAAAATGGCACAGCCTCGACTCCCGATATCCGGGATCCTGAACGGGATAATCGCGTCTGTAAACACGTGGCAGCAGCTTTAGCTATCACTAAGCATTGGGAGATCCCCAAGGTCAAAATGCAGAAGGCCGTGAAGAAGGCCATGCGAGTACGTAGGGCTGTGCGGGCTGCTATGGATAGGCGTGCCATTCAGCTTCTTTGGGCCACCGAAGCCCTCAATCCCGACAATTGGCAGGAGGGGCTCAGGATGGATTGGGCCACGCCAGATGGGCTAGTAACGGCCTACATTCGGGCCCGGGGTGATGTGGCGGATTACGCAGAATTTCAATTCCGGAGAGAGGGTACTTCGTGGCCTAAACTCTGGAACAAGACTCGCGACCTAGTTGGAGCCTTAGGTCGTTTAGGTGTTACCCAAAAGTGGGCTTCTGTGCCACCTAAGGTGCAAATCTGGCTCCAAGAGAAAATGTAAAAATGCCTACATATACCTTCAGAAAACCGTCAGATGGGACTCAGATCAGCAAGCGCTTGACCTTCACGGAGTATGAGTCTGTTAAGTCCGGCGAGAACGTGATCGAGGACGAGACTGGCGAAGCCCTTGAGATTGTTTTCAATCCAGGCCAAGTGGGTTTCGTGATGAAGGATGGGGAATCGGGAGGGTGGACTTCTAAGGCCGATAAGGAAAATCGGTTTCGTCAGGTACGAAGCGCCCAGATGGCTAGGCGGGAAAAAGACCATGTCTTCAAGTCTCGTTTGGTCCCGAACTATAAGGGTCAGGAAGCCCACTGTTGGGCTGATGTCCAAGACCATGTTCGAAGCACACAAGGTGTTGTGGCAGCTCAGACATATAGCTCTCACGTTGCAAAAGAACGGAGCAACTCGTGATTACCAGGGATTTCAACGTCATTCGGCGACGCCCCCACATCGTAGATATCCTCACTCGGAAGCGGGTGGGCGTTCAAGGGTATCGTTTGGAAGCGGCTACCAATTTTGACGCCGTTTTCACACCCATTATCACGGCAGACATCTCGTCGGGATACTTGGACCCTGCCATTAACCCCAACGTTTTGCATACCGTGCCGAATCAAGACCAAATTCGGATCGTCTTCAATCCCCACACTTTCACTGGTGTTGCGGGTATTACGGACGACAACCACTTTTGGCTTAGGTTCGTGCCGATCGACTTTGCAGGGGCCCCAGGAACTCCTGGTAATCCAGCCTTAGTCATCACGGACTATGAACATTATGGCATGAGTCGTGTGCTCATTGCCGGAGATGTTCCCCAAGCCGCATCAGTGGCGGGTTCCTTGCAATTGGACCTACCCTTTACGTCACAGGACCTTTACATCAAGAACGAGGATCCTACAGGGGGTCAAGATCTGTACTTGGCTTCACTGCCTGGTGGTGCTGAGCAGCAGATCAGCCCTCAAGAGGTATTGACCATGTTCTTCGGACCCTTGGATTCCCTTATTGTTCGTGGGGCCGGTGGGACTACTCGTTTTTCCGCTTCGTTCACTAACTATCTACCGATCTGAGGCTCTACTAAGTACTGAGGTTTCTTTTATTGCTTCGGATCCACTGAGGAGTATCGCATGCTGAGGCTAATTCACAACCAGGTAGGACAGGGCCGCATCCTTGTCGACGATATCGACGATGGTCTGCCAAACAAGGCTAATCACCGTCTTGGCAGTGAGGGTGACCCGAAGGCTTACAAGCGTGATGGTTACGCGAATGAGCCTAAGCAACCTTGCTACATCCCACGGACAAAGCTCAATGAGCCGGCTATTGCCGGGTATATTGACCTCCGTGAGACCCAGCGGGTTCTTCTTTCGGCTGGGAAGGGCAAGATCTACAAGCTTCAGCAAGCTGGCCTCATCACGGTGGTTTCCTTGTTGCCCACGGATTTGGCAACTCCGGTCGTGGCTACCGCGACTCTGGGCACTCCTGGTTCTGGAGACCTTACCCTAAGTGGCACGGGCTTCCTTTCGGTACTTCCAGACATCAGCACTGTGACCCTAAGTGGCGCTGGTGTCGGCAGCGTGACGCTCACGAGAACACAAATTCTCGCAGGAGCAGGCGGTGCCTTTACTGGTACTTCCATCGTCATCGATACCCTTCTAGCCCCTGGCCTAGCTGATGGGGACACCATCACTGTTCGAGCCGATGGGCGAACGAGTAACACGTTCATCCTGCGAGCCAGCCCGATTATTACGGGTGACACTTTGGGAGCTCCAGGAGCCGGCGACGTAACGTTGGCTGGTACGAGCTTCTTGTCGGATGACGGTTCTGCTAACACGGTCACCTTTGCGGGTGCCGGTGTTGGTAATGTCACTCTTACGAGGGCTCAAGTTCTGGCCGGAGCTGGTGGTGTGTTCACAGACACGGCCATCGTGGTCGACACTTTGCTGGTCCCTGGCCTTCTCGCCAACGATACAGCAACTGTTCTAGCCAATGCACATACGAGCAACACTTTCACCCTTGTGTAAGTAACGTGACGTGGCGTTTACCCTACTCCCAGAGATCGTTCGAGTCGAAGGCACCAGCTTCTATCGCACAGACAGAAGGTGGCAGCCCAAAGACCTCATTCCGGATCCGTACCGGAGGAACCTTCTCAAGGATGCCCAGGGGCGCCTCAATCGGTTGGAAGAGGCGGTCGACGAATTTCAGCAGCTCGATCGGGCGCCTCTTTACATCAAGCTCCTCGCTCGTATGCGGCTTTACGTTAAGAGGGCTCAGTTTGCTTGGCGTACTGATGACCTCGAATTTCTCAAGCAAATCGCCAAGTTTTTCACTGATTATGGGCTTGTCCTTCAGAACTTGAAAATCGATCAGGCACGAGGACGGCTTGCAGTCTGATTAGGAGTCCTAACCATGCGTATCGGAGTCATTCGTGGCGATCTTCCAGGCCCAATCCACCTTCAAGACTTGGAGGTAGTCTCTCAATACAACCCGACCACGGAACCTCGTGGCCAGGAACGCTACATCGGCCGTCCAACGACGGTAGAACTCGAAGCGGTTCTTGCCAACGCTGTTTTTGGTGCAGGTGCAACCATTGAGGGTTCAGACATCGTAGGATCGTTCCCTCTTACGATCACGCTTGGTGCTGACGACACCCTACAGGTTCGCACATCA